CATCTTTTTTAAATCCTAATTTAATACCAAAATCTAACATACTTAATAATAATTCAAAATCTTTAACTGGAATATCTTCTATAATATCCTCAAAATCTATTGTAATTTTTTTATCATTTACATAAGATTTAAGTGTATTATAAAATTGATCCCAAAGAAAATCTGTATTATCCCAAACTTTGCTTTTAGGTAATTCTAACCAGCACCAATCTGTTTTTATTTTTCCTTCATAATCTATTAAACAAGAAAGTTCATACCTTTCATCTATTGATTTAATAGTAATATAAGGGTTTAAATTATTAAATCTTTCACTCATTCTATTATAATATTAGTTTGATTATATTCTCTAATTACTATTTGTAATTTTCTTTCAGAACTAGGTATAAACTCAGAAGAAATCTTTCTAATAAATTGTAAATTATCATCTGGTATTTTTTTAATAGTAGTTAGTAAATCTAAGCTACATTTTTCATACGCAAATCTCATATTATCAATATCTTTAGATTGATTTTTTCTTGCAATCTTTTTACCACTAGTTTTAAGATTTAATTCATCATAATAAATAAAATCTATTTGTATAGGAAAATTCTCTATAAGTTTTATTTTTTTAAAATGTGGTAAAAAATCTTCTTTAATAGCTTGTACTATCTTCTGTCTAACTGAATGATGACTAAATCCACTATAAAAATCTTGACCATTAATTCTTTGTATTCTAGGTTTACCGGCAGTTAAAGGATTTTTAATAACTCTATCACCTGTAATAGTATCATATAAAATAGTTTTTCCGCTAATTTTTTCCCAATTATATTGGCCAGAATCTAATCTTTTTAATTGAGTTTTATTACAATCACTAACTTGAGTAATATACTTAGGATTTCTAGCTTTAGCTAATACTACCTCTGTGATGTACTTTGGGACCTCTATAAATCCAATGATTTTATTTACCATAATAAAAAAGGAGTAATATTTCTACTACTCCTTAAATTAACAATTAATTAAGCAATCTCAAGTGGACGTGAATCTTCTGCTACATAAATACCAGCAGCATCAGCTAAATCATCAACTGGAGTAATAGTATAAGTTTTTTCAACTGGAGCTTTCTTAGGTTTAGTTAAACCAAAACCCATTAATACAGAGCTCATCTCTTTAGGTGTAACACCATAAATAGTAGCTATTTCTTCTGTAGTTTTACCTAAACTTCTTAGAAGTACTACACGACTTTTTGTAATTTCAATATTGTTCATATTATTATATTATTTATTTTTAAAAATTCTGTTAATTGTGTTTCTTCATTGTTTTTAAAACAATCTGATGGGTCTTTTGATATTTCTTTAGGATTTAATATATAATCAAATCCATACTTCTCTTTATAATCTTTACTGGCTGCAATACCAGCTTTATCATTATTAAAATAGACAATAATCTTTTTATAATTATTTTTTAACCAGGCAATTTTCCCCTCTGGTAAATAACTATTCTCACTAGAAGGAGCTATACATTGTAAATTAAATCTTTCATTTAAACAAGCTACATCTTTTAAAGATGAAGTTATTATAAGTAAATTACTTGGTTCTAATTGCATAAAACCTTGTATATTTTCTATTGTACAATTACTAGTCCATTTAAAATCTTCATCATTAGGTTGCAATATTTTAAACTTGTTATTAACGCTATAAGCAAAACCAAAATTAGTTTTAAATCTGCTATAGTTAATCCAGTAATAATCTATTGGTTTAATGTTGTATTTTTCTAGTGTTTTTAAGCTAATAGAATACTGATTCCAATATTCTAGTAACTTACTATTCCAATTAGTATATCGTACTTTAATTAAAGTATTATTGATCTTTTTTACATGATTTTCTTGTAAAATAAATCCTGCACTATTTTTATTGATAAAAGTGTTTTCAATATTAAAATCATTAGCTATTATTTGTAAAGCTTCATGATAAGTACAATTATATCTAGTAGTAATTACTTGAATAATAGTACCAGTACTTCCACAGCCAAAACATTTATATATCAAAGGACTATTTAAAAATATTTTACAGCTAGGAGTTTTATCATCATGTACAGGACAACAAAATTTATGATTTATATTTTCAAATTTTGTATAATATCTAAATAAAGATTCTTCATCTATTTTAGATGTTATATCTTCGTATGTTAATTGAGTCCTTGCTTTCATAATAATAAAAAATAATTAGGCTTTGTTTATAGATTTGTAAGTTCAAGAAAGGACTTTCACCTTCACTCAATAAACTAAATCACCTGGAATAAACTTAGCAACACTTCACAGAAGTTTAATTGTGTTGTACCTAATTATTTTATAACTTATTGATTATTAGTAAATTAGAACGGTAGATCTGACTCTACTTTAGCTTCAGTAGTAGCAACTCCTGTGCTTGGTTTAGGTACAGTTGTTCCAGTATATAATTGAAATTTTAGATCATTTTGATAATCTGAATTAAACTCTTGTTCAATAAGAGCTTTCTCCATATAAGTAGTTTTAGTATTTTTAGATGATTGATAATATTTATTATAAATATCATCATATTTTTTACCATCTTCAGTTACTTTAATACCTAATAAGAAACGTAAACCATTTCCTACTTTATTAGCTTCTGTAATATATCCTTTTAATTCTTTCAAATCTCCAGATACAATTTTATTCCAAGGAGTTGTAAATTTAACCTCATCACCAGTTTCTTCTTTGTAACCAGTTTTAAGATTCAACAATTTTTGGAAAAAAGTTAATGTTTCAATTTCTCCTGTTTTAGCTAATCTTAAATCATGTCCTTTAGAAAACCAGTTCATTTTATCATTATTGATAAGAGCTTCTAAATCTACTACATAACTATTTTGTAATAAATTATTCAAAGCTCTAAACTTACCTGTACTAGATTTAGCTAAAGCATTATCAATAAAAATAGTAAACTTTCTAAATAAAGGACCACTATTTTTTACAGAACCATCTACATCAGTATAATTTTCTCCAATAGAATTTCTTAACCAAAGATCTAATTTTAAACCTTGTACACCATCTTTATCAGTAGTATAATTAGGTTCATTTTGAATATAAGTTACACCTATTGATTTTAATTCTTCTAATGTAGGATTTAATGCTGCTACTTGAAAAGAGCACATACCTGTAAATCTTTTTACTTCTTGAATTTCTTCTTGCTTTCTTACTTGCATATTATATATTTTTATTTGTTATTATTTTGTAAATTCTATAATTTTTTCTAATATCATATTACAATCATTACTTATTTTTGTAATACCTTCTCCTAATAAATCTGGAGGACATTTAGCTGAAGTATCTTCTTGTACTGCATTTAAATGATATTCAGGTAATCCTTTATCATTAAATTTATTATCAGCATAAAGAACAATAGTAAATTCTTTCTCAATTACACCTTCCCATTCTTTCGTTTATATTAACTTTATGTTTCCATAAAGACTAGACTATATCTTTATATCTAAAAATATAATTAACTTTTTTAGTATTAAAACCTTTTTTACATTGTTTAGAAATAGAGCCAATAGAAACAGATAATTTTCTTGATGTTTCTGCCATACTTTCAAAAGTATATAATAAATTCATATCATTATCAAAAACATTAACTGCTTTTCCTTGTTCTAAAGTTCTATCTTTTTTTAATTGCTCTATTCTTTCTTTACTAAATTTTTTACCTCTCCAAAAATCACCTATTTTCTTTTTACTTTCTTCAGACATTTTATTACCTAAATTAGAACCTGCTGTTTTTGAAATATTATAACCTATATTTCTATTATAACATTCAGTTAAATCTAACCAGTATTGTTCTCTATTTAATAATTGTCTTTGTGAATTAACATATTCAATAATTTCAAATTTAAAATTATTTTCTCCATGTTTATTATAAGAAGATTGTAAATATCTATTTTTGTGAGTATTATTTCTTAATCTAGAAATATGAGTTCCTTTTCTTTTATCATAAAAAGAAGCTGAACCAATGTAAATTTTATTATTAATCATATTTGTTATTTTATAAATAACATTTAGATATAGTGGCTTTTTCCCAGTATTACTACCAGTACTCCCTTCCGGGATAGTCGTTGAACCTTCCTCATTTGACAGAGGCTTGGCTGCTGATTGTCTATTGCAAGTATTTTGTATCATAATACAAATATACTCTTATCCTTTGACTTTTCCAAACTTTCACACTTATTTTTTCAAATTATGTTGTAGTGTCAAAAACTTTAAGATATTCCAGCAATTAAACCACTTTTACAAGGGCAAACTTTCACCCTTAACTTTAACACGCTTTTCTTGATTACCTTCTATACCTAAAACTTCATAATGCGCTGTAATAAATACTTCTTTTTGAATAGATTTAATATAATTAAGAAATTTACCAATTTCCTCATTATAAGCTCCCCATATCTCAAAACCTTTTTTAGTTGCCCTACATTCACCTAAAAGCATATCCATATAAGCACTTAAACTGTCTAAACAAATAGCTGTAATTGTAGGATCATCAGCATATTTTTTTAAAGCTGTTTTAGCTTCTATAGTATTTTTAGGTCTTGCATGATTTTTAAATTTGTTTTTAAATGGTAAAGGTTTATCTTCTACATTTACAAATCCAGTAGTTTCAGGATTCATATTTCTAAAAGAAAAAGTTTTACCCTTACCTGATTGACCGACTAATAATACTTTATAATAATCTCTTACCATTATCCTTGTGTTGTTTGGTGATCAGTTTCTGTTTCTAAATCCATTGCTAACTGAAATGGATTTTCTTTTTTTGAAGATTCAAAAGGTAATAATTCTTTAACTTCTTTTTGAAGCATTGTTCTAAACAACATTAAATCTTGCTCACCAAATAAACTTACTTCTATACCACCTGTTATTTTAGGTACATCAGTCATTCTACCGTCTTGTCCTCTTTCTCTAACTAAACTAATTTTAGGAAGAGAGATTTTTGCTTCTGTTAATTTTAACAAAAGATCAATTTTTTCTAAATTTGTCATATATTTATTTATAATTAATATTTCTATCGTCTTCTGCTTTACCAGTTAATATACTGTCTAAAGCCATTAAAGCATTACAAGCTATTAGTGCTAAATGATGTACACCACTTTCATCAATATCTTGTCCACATAAAAATTGATTATTGTGTCTTCCTAAAGCATCTAAATATCTTGTTAATTTCATTGGTTTACTGTAATTAAATTGACCATATTTATCTTTACCTATTGTAAATCCTTTTGCAACTTCTAATAAAGCTAATTGTGGAATACTAGTAAAACTAGGTTTACCAGTATCAAATTTAGTAGCTGAATTTTCATCTTTACCTGTAATATGGTCTAAATTAAATTTTACTTTTTCTTTATCCCAAATATTTTCATCTTTTTCAGTTTCTTTATCATGTGCTTGACAAGGTTGTAAAGTAGCTGGTGGAATAGTTAATCTACAAATACCAAACTCATTCCAATTTCCACAACATTTACCTTTTTCATAATTTTTACAAATATTTTCCATTTATTTTATATTTAATTTATTTAACATAGTTATCAAATAATTATAATTTACATCAGATTTATTTACAATTTCAGCCCATTTATTATATAAAAATATCCAACCATTATTACTAGAAATACCTTTTAAGTCATTATGATATTTATATTCTGCTACTGTAAATATACCATCTTCAGTGCTTCTACGTTCAATAAATTTATTATGACAATCTATATTACCGTTAACACATTTATATGTAGTTCCAATAGGATAATCTTTTTTTGCTATATTTAATATTTCATCTTCTGTCATTTTATGTTATATTTTTTAAATAAGCTTATTAAATAAGTAGTATCTGGTTTTTTATAATTTATTAAATCAGATATAGGAAAAGGTTTATCATTAAGATTGTATATATATTTTTCTTCATCAGTAGCTAATCTAAATTTTAATTTATTTAAATTAGAATTTAAAGTACTACAAGACCATCCATTTGTTGAGCTTCTTTCTACATCTTTTTCTACATGAAAAGAATTTTTATAACAATTTTCTCTTAATTTATAAACATAATTAATAGGCATAGAATAATTCCATATATCTTCTCCAGTACAAGTAGATAATAGTACTACATAATCACCTTTTTTAAATAATAAAGGATATTCTTTCATTTTATACTATATTTTTAAATTATTAACTCCAGTAAATAATTTTTCTAACCATACATTCATATTATCAGATGTGGGTTTAATAAGGTGCATACATTTTCTAATATCTTCAGTATGATTATATTTAACATAGCCACCATTATTACCTGTAGTTTTATTTTTACCTATTCTTAAATCTAATCCTAATTGAGTACTAGTATTTAATAATAATTTATTGCCAGTATAATTCATAAAATAATGAGCTCCACCTGATTTAGTTTTATAACCAAAAGTATCTTGTAATTCTATCATTATTAAATGAGGAATATTGCTATAACCATCTTTACCATTTTTACAATCAACGTCTAAGATTACTTGTTTTTCATCTGTAGGACATACAGCTAAATCATATCCTGGAGGAATAGTTCCTTCAAAAAAACAATTATCAGGAACCATTGACCATTTAATAGTAGGATGACCGTTTTTAAGAAGGAATGTTTTCATATTACCTTATTAAAATTTCCATTGGTTACTTGCTTGAGGCATTGACCAATAAGCTTTATAATCATTCCTTCCACAATAAAGCCATAATCTATCAATTTCTTCTTGAATAAATGAATCATTATTGATTTCTGTTTCCAACTCTTTTTCTAAATCAGCTTTAGATAGTTCTTTATGTTGAGCATAACCTATTAAAGTTGTGATTGTAGAATTTCTACTTCCTGGTTCTAAAGAAAGACTATTGTTTTTTATAAATTCTTGTATCATATTTTACAAATTTGAATATGGGTTATTTTCTATCCAAGCTACAGCTTCTTCTTCATTGGCAAATCCTGCTGCCGTAAAATCTCTTTGACCAATAGCTGACCAAACATCTTTTGAATTTGGTATTGAGCTTGATTCTGATCGCATTTCTTGTAATGCTTTAAATAATTTGTCTAATTCACTCATTATTTTATTTTTAATTTTTTAAATGTTTCTATTAAGTAACTGTTATCTAAATCAGGAGTATAAGTATTTAATTTACCATGTAAATACTTAATATATTCTCTGTTTTCTAAAAACTGTTCATAAGTAATTGATGTATAATTAAATTGGTTTATATCAAATCCAGTTCTTAATACATAATTAAAATCTCCATCTTGATTATATGTAATTTCTAGATCACTGCTTTTTTCATTTGTATTTAATAATTCATTGAAAAAAGATGTAATTACAAAATCTTTTTCTTTATCTTGAACTGTTAATATCCATTTTTCAGGTAACATTATATTAAAGTTTTTAATATTAATATTTGTTCAGGACTCATAACATGTTCTACTCTCCAAATTTTTAATATTTTTAGTACTATTTCAAATTGTTGAATAGTATCTGTATAAAACTTAGTACCTTTTTCTGTTTTATAAAAGTTTTCTGTTTTAAGAATTTCTTCTACTATAGATATATATTTATCTGTAACAGAATCTAAGTTATACCCTCTATGAGTATATTTTACAACTCTTTCAAATTGTCTTAGTAATCTTTTAGTACTCCAAATGTCAGTTTTATAAAAAGATTTATTCCATCTATTCCAAGTACCTTCTAGTCCTGTAGACTCTCTTAATGAAAATTGTTTACCTGTTTTAATATCATGACCAGTAGTTATTAAATCTAAATCAAAATTAGATAATACATCAAATATATTATTTTGAAATTTCTTATAGATAATATTTACATCTATTAGTAAATTATATTTAAATTTAATAGTAATTAATCCTATAGAATCTAAAGAAGATTTATCATTATTAATATACTCATTAAATTTATGTTGTTCTAAAGGATCATCTATTATAAATAACCCATTGTAAAACATATAAAATAATAACTTATTAAAACTTGGTTTATCATAACAAAATACATCTATGTCTTGATTCCATTCAGGATTAAATCCTAACATACAAGAACCTGTAATACAAGCGTCAATATCTTGTTTTTTTAAAATGTTTATAACATTATTAAAGTGTTCTTCCATTATTTTATGTAAAAAAAGCCTGACAAGTTAATGCCAGGCTTTAAAGTTAATATTAATTATTATTTGTTAGAAGTAGCTGTTTGAATAGCTGTTACTGCTGCTTGAATTTCAACAATATTATAAAGTTTAGTTTGATTCATCTTAACTAAACCTTCATGAAAATAATCACCTACTTGCTCAATAGCATTAATAGTATTATACTGTTGCATAATTTTATTAATTTCAGCAACATCAGATTTCTTATCTTGAAAACTAACAAATTCTAAAGCTTCATCAGCTAATTGTTTAGTTAACTTTCTTTCAGGTTCAGTTGGAGCTGCAACATAAGAAGTAGCTACAGTAGTATTCATATCTCTATGTACTTCAGCCATAATTTGTTCTAAGCTTGTAACTTTTGAATGTTTAAGATTTTTACCTTTAATAGCTTCAGCTACTCTTACAGCAAATTCAGCTTGATTTTGCTCTTGTACAAATGCTGTGTGATTTACTGGTTTTTCACCATCAACTGTTACTAAATAACCTGCTGCATTTAACTTAACTCCGTCTAATTTTAAAAATGTGTTCATGTTTTTTTGTTTAAAAATTATTAATTTATTTATTTATTTATTCTTTCATAGTTGTTTTTATAACATCTCTTAATTAATTATGCGATTGTATTAATCCAATCTTTTACAATATGCGTTTTATTAGGTGTTAGCCATTTAGCATATCCGGTAACATTTGAAGTTCTATTACCATTAGTATGTAAAGAATATAAAGTATCTACTTTAAAATTACATTCTTCTTTACCTGAAGAATAATATCCTGGATTATCATCATCACCAAATGAGATAACAGTACCATATTCTTTATGTTGTTTTACAATAGCTCTGTACATAAAACCTTCATTACCATTACCTGATTCAATAGCTAATTGAATAATATCAGATTTAGGTACATCATCATAATCAATAAGAATAGTTTTACCACTAGTTAGCATAATATCTGCATAAAATCTTTTAGACATTAATTTAGCTAAGTTAGTAATAGTTTTAACTACACCTCTAGGCATACTACCAGATACATCAAGAATTAATAAATTTCTTTTATTACTCTTAACTCCAGCAGCACCTACATTTAATCCTAACTGTCTATTAAACGCTGTAGGATCAAAAGTTACCTCTTGAATAATATTAGTTTCAACAGCAGCTCTTAAATCATCTAACCATACAGGTAAAACTTTTAATTCAGCTAATTTATCAAAATTAACTAAATATTGATCTTCCACAAAAGTGTCTATATCAATATCTGAACCTTTTCCAGAACAAGCTCCTATATAAGTGCCTCCTGATTGTAAACTGTATTTTCTTAAATTCTTGTAACCTAATTTTTCTAAACAAGTTAGCCAATTAATAGCTAAATTTGTTCTACTACAAGATTTAAATAATACTTGAAACTCTAAATAAGTCCTAATAAAAGGTAATTCAGACTCAGTACCTATAATATAAGGTAAACCTTTTGGAAGAGTATTAAAATCTTCTTCGTTTTCTACCAAATAAATTACAGGTAACTCTACTCTTTTACTTGTGATTTTTTGTATCATTTATATAATTATTAATATTAACTTACTATTTCTTCTTGAGGTATTACCTCTTTTTTCTTTCTAGTCTTTTTTTCAACTAGTTTAATTCCATTACTTGCTAACTCATTTTTTTTTCTAGTAAAAAGTTTTAACAAACTTAAATAAGGTATTTTATCTCCTTTCTTACAATTAAGATCTATTGAGTCCATTGGCATCTCTATTTCTTTAGTTAAGATAGGCATTA